CTAATACAAGTCCTTTCTCATGTCTGTCCTTCTCTTTCCCATGTTCATCAGTCGTTCCTGATGTTTCTTCTCATGTCACTTGTTTCTTCCTATCAACTGATCCTGTCCATCAACTTTTCCCATGTTGTCATAGTTGCGTCGACTTATGACAGTACCCCCTCCTTTAGAATTTTCGTCTCAAAAATTTCTTACAACTTGTCATATGGGTCTCCCATTCTTTCTATTTCATCTTCTTCGTCCCATTCCTTCATTCTTGCTCCCTTGATTTCTTCTTCTTCTTCTTCTTTGTCAATCCTTTCCTCTTCCATTTGTTCCAATTTCTTTTCAGCTGTCCCCAATATTCTTCATTGAATCTTTTGTCGTCCCATCCGTATAGCATCTTTGCTGTATACCTATCCAGTAACTCTCCCTTTCTATCTTCTCTTCCATTTCTTCTTTTCTTTACTCTCCCAATTTCATTGTATACTTCTTCAAATTCTTTTACTAGGTCTTCTGCATTCCCTAGATTTTCCTTTGGCTCCCATGTATCTTCTTCCACCGTATATCCTTTCCACCATACTAAATACCGATCTTTCCCTCTGAACTTCTTTTTATTTAATATTTTTTCTACCTCGTATTCTTCTTCCCCTTCAATTATGACTGGTGCCGGTTGTTCCTTCTTTTGACCTTCTACTTGATCTTTGTACCTTCGTACTCTACTAACATTAACTACTGGATGTATTCTGACTGTGCTTGGTAAATCCAGTTTTATTGCGTTCGTTGAAATAATCTCTTTCACTTGATAAGGTCCTATGAATCACTCTGTCAGTTTTTCCGATCGTCTTTCTTTCATCTGATACTTGAGATCTTTTGTGCTCAAAAGCACCCAGTTACCTGCTTTATATTCCTCTACCTCGCTTCTTTTCCTATAGGTATATTTCCTCATTTCTTCTTGGCTTTTCTTCAGTGCCACTTCTGCTTCCTCATGTACCTCCTTCATCCTTGTTGCGAATTCTTCCGCCTTCTCGAATTTTCCCTTCTTCCTCATTTTGAATCCCATGTGTGGATCTCGTCCATTATTTGCTCTGAATGGTGACACTTTTGTACTTGTCTGCACTTTGTTGTTATATACAAACTCCGCTGTTGCTAACCAATCAGGCCATTGCTCTTAACAATGATCGATGAATATTCTTAAGTATTCTTCTAAGTCTTGGTTCATCCTTTCTATTTGTCCATCCATCTGCAGGTGGTAAGCTGTTGACAACTTTGTATCTATCCCTAGCATTCGATTCAATTCTTTCATCATCCCCGCTGTGAATTGTGCTCCTCTATCTGTTATAATACTTTCTGGTAACCTATGTAATTTCCAGACATTATCCCAGAACAATCTTGCCACTCCTTCTGCTGAAGTCTTTTCCGTAGTTGGCACAAAGTGTGCCATTTTTGTTATCCTGTCGCATACTACCAAAATGCTGTCATATCCCTGTACCAATGGTAGTTTTGTAATAAAATCTGCTGATATATGTGTCCAGGGTTTCTCCAGTATTGTGTTCAGCATTAACTTTCCTGCGGGTGCCTTTGTTTGATTCTTATTTCTCTGGCATGCATCGCATCTTTCTATGTACTTCTTAACTTCCTTCATTACTCCTGGCCACCAGAAATTCCTAGTGACCAACTCTGTCGTTTTCCACTGTCCTCCATGCCCTCCCACCGGTGTATTATGGTGTAGCTGGATGACTTCCGCTCTCAATTTCTCATCTTTAGGAACATATACCTTTCTATCCCTTAGCATAAGTCCATTTTTCTCTCTCCACTCTTCGTTTCTCAACATCTTTACTCTTGCTCATTTCATCTCTTCTACTGCTCTAATGACCTCATCATCTTTTGCCTCTGATTTTCTTATTTTTTCTAACAGATTTACTCCATTTATTATTACTTCTGCCACTTGCGTTGCTCTAACCTTTAGCCACTCTTTCTTTATCATTGTCCTGTCCTCGTTGTCCCTTTCCACCCCCTTTTGCCAGTCTGGTCGTCTGCTTAAGCTATCAGCCTTTCCCATACTAGATCCTGGCACATGTTTTAGTGTAAAATCGAATCTGGACAGGTACAGAGCCCATTGTGCTTGTTTTCGATTTAATTTCTGGCTACTCATAAAATATTCCAAATTCTTGTGATCACTCCAGATCTCAAATTTGTTCTGTGCTCCTTTCAGTAGGTGCCTCCACTCGTCTAAGCATCTAACAATTGCTAACATCTCTCTATCATGAATTTCGTAATTTCTTTCTGCTTTATTCAATGATTTCAAGATAAAAGCTACTGGCCTCCACTTCTCGTCTTCGCACTTCATTGACAACACTTCTCCTGTTGCGTATTCAGACGCGTCTGCTTCCATTCTCATCTTTTTATCTAGGTCTGTGTAAGGGGACTACTATAGCAGTGCTTAGATAATTGGGTAGGGATCGTGTAGTCTAACATTCCCATGGATCCTGAGATGTCTGCATAGTATAGTTTCCTTCCCTCTAGTTCGGGTCTCCATCATAGGTACTAAGTAGCCATATCTGGCGAGGTAGTTATTATTGTCCGGATGCACATGGCCATAGCGACTGGCGCACAGACCAGCTAGTCTAGTATAAGTAGCTAGTGATGTATGGTAGGATATCTTGCCTCAATAATAGTTAAAGCTCCTGAGCTATTCATTGCTTCTACTTAAGACGCCTGCTTTACTATATTGCAGTGTGACTGGTGTCCCTCACTGGGTGTGCCCTTACAGTCTGGGGCTACTAGTACTGGTTGCATTGTGAACACCCTTTTCAGCTGTTTAAAGGCTTTTTCCTGTTCAGCTCCCCAGTTCCATTTTTCATCCTTTCTGACCAATTTGTGCATTGGTTTAGCTATTTTGGCGAAATCTTTGACAAATCACCTATAGTAGTTTGCTAGCCCTAAAAAATTTTGCACCTCTTTGACTGTCTTTGGTCTTAGCTATTCCAGAATACCTGCTACCTTCTCTTCCTGCATATTAATTCCTCCTGACCCCATTACCAGCTCTAGGAAGTCGATTTCTCTTACTTTCCACACACATTTTTCAGGCTTTACATAAAGGTCATTTTCCTCCATTCTCCTTAGTACCTCCTCTACTATTTTGTCATGCTCCTCCTCCTCTTCCTCTATTCCTACCAAGATGTCATCCATGAATGCTGCTACTTCCCCTGTATTAATGAGGTCTCTCAAAATATCGTTCATCATCGCTTGAAAAGTTGCCGGCAAATTTGTAAGACTAAAGAATATAACAGTGGGTTCATAGACTCCTAGATGTGTCGTAAAGGCCGCCTTCCACTCGTCTCCTTCTCTAACTTGCACATTATTGTATCCCCATTACAGGTCTATCTTTGTGAATACTCTTTTTGTCCCTATAGTGTTGATAAGGTCTGAAATTAAAGGTAGGGGGTAGTTGTCCTTGACTGTTCTCTTATTGAGGTACCAATAATCTTGTACTATCCTTTTCTTCCTGTCCTTTTTCCCTACAAAGAATACTGGTGAGGTCTGTGGCGATTTTGAGGGTCTAATGTACCCTTTCCTCAACTGCTTTTCTATGAATTCTTGTACTTCCTCTTTTTTCTGTCTTGACATTAAATATGTTCTTCCTTTCCTTGGGACAAAATCCTCTTTCAGATTAATCACATGGTCTCATGGTTTTCTCATCAGCATTCTTTCTGATTCAACTCTTCTGAACACCTTTAGCCACTTGTGAAATTTTTGTGGCACCATCTCTTTCATCTTCTCTTTATCTAGCTCAATCTCCTTGTCGAACTTTTCCTCCATTGTCCATTCCCATTTATCTTTGTCTGCCTTTTCCACATTTCTTATTCTTTTCCCAACTTTCTTTCTCCTCTCTACATCTTCTTTTACCGCTGTATTTCTTCTGCACAGAGGCGGGCATCTCGTCATCTTTACTTCTCCTATTTCCCAATTTATCTCTAGGTTGTGGGCCTGTAACCAAGGCATTCCCAGTATCACCTCTGTTTTTCCCAAATTACACACATCCATTCTCATTCTTTCCACATGATTTTTGTAGAAGATGTTGACTTCTACTTGGTGCGTGATACTTCCTCCACTATTTTCTGTTCTATCCACATTTTTCACTTTCAGAGGCCTTTCTAGCTTCGTCATCTTGAAACCATGTTTCTTGGTCATTTCTCTGTCCATGAATATTCCCATAGCACTACTGTCCAAGAGTGCTTTGACTGTCATGCCTTTGTACATGTCTACCTTCTCTATTCCTATGTCTAACCACACTTCTCTTAGGATTTTGAATATTCTCCTGACATCCCTTTCTTTTACTTCCTCTTTTGCTGTGCTTTTCGGTTCTCTTGACCGTGCACCACTCTGCTACGCCTTTGTCTCTCTGGGCCACGCCACCTTTTTCTCCCTCTTTCCCCTGCATCTGCACCAAAACATTCTATCCTGGAGCACTCCCTGGCCCCTATTGTCTTCCACATAACTCCCTTTCCTTCCACACCTACACTCATTATATATTACTATTATTTCTGGAGTACACCACCCCAATTCTAGTAACCGTGCCTCCTTGTTAGGGTACTGGTTCATACTTAGGCGAATGACCCTTAAGCTAATGTGTAGATCCGGAAGCTAGAGTGATATTCAACTGAAGTATATCTATGACAGCTAACCAGTACTTATACTACTAGGTAGCCAGGCACCGTTCTCATGGTACCTGACTGACGTTCTCACTAAGTCCAATAATAGGATTATAGGATACACACAAGATGTCCATCATGAGAAGGGAAGGAGAGAGTGGGAATGCAATTGGAGAGACAACGGCTCTTAGGTGGGAACCTACTCATGTTACTAAGCATAGCCCTAGGAATATCCTCTTATACTCCTCTGGCACTCCTTTGCCACAATGCTCCTCTGCCCTCTTTTTTAGCTCTTCTACTGAGCTTCTCTTCCATCCTTGCTGCGCTTCTCGTGGCTTAGCCACGTGCACCACCTCCTCTTCTTCTACTCTCCTTAACCTCCTTTCCTTTTCCTGCGCTTCTCCCTTTATTGGGCACGCTGGTTTCCTCTTCTCCTGTTGGTACGCTTTTTCCTGCATTGGATGCGCCATCTTTTCTGCCTTCTTCCATAACGGGCACTCCTTACATTTATGCCCCTCTTCTCCACACTTATAGCACTTTACCCTCTACCTTTTCTCCACTTCCTATTTCCTCAGCTCCACTCCACATTTCATCACCCTGCTTGCTAATATTTCAAATTTATTTTGGGGAGTTGTTTTCTCCTTTTCTTTCTTCTCTTTCCTACAGTGTTGGGCTCGGTGTCCAAACCCTCTGCACTTCCAGCATTCTCTTTCTCTTCTTCCTTCTAATTTTGCCCTTAGTGAAGTGAGGGCACACTTTTCTTTGAGCAAGTTGCTCATGATGTCATAATATTGTTGTTGAGACATTGTGACAATATCTCAAGAGTACGGATGTAATGTTGAATCTCGCTATTTACTTTTATGTCTGCTGGGGTGCAAGATCTTCACCTAGCCAAATACCTACTGCCCTACTGACTACTGCCCTAATAATATGGTTATACTATTGCCCCTAAGAAGGGAACCCCTACTCTAGATGGCCTTCTAAAAGTAACCATCACTCCTCTGCATGTACCACTCACAATAGAGCACAGCACAAGGTTTGTACTGAGAAATAGTATCTAATACGTTCACTCAGCAGGTTAGGACTCAACTGTACACCTGAACTTAGTGCACAATTTCCTCCCTCAGTCCCTAACTGACTGAGAAGTCCCCTTAAGCCAAGGGCCCAGCTATATATGGAGGTGACTAACAATCGCAGTGATCATCGGTTGAGGGTTAATAAAATGATTAAAAAAGATTTGTGGGCAAGGTTTGAGGTAAACTAAGCCCTAGGGTATAGTTATCAGGTTCTTCTGTCAGCGACTGACTTAAGACCTTAATCCTGGGTTAGGATTAAGGGAGCTCTTCAGGGTTAGAAGAGAACTTAATGGAGTTCTCGCTTGATTCCTCTACACTATTTATACATTTCCTTTATCTATTACTAATACAAGTCCTTTCTCATGTCTGTCCTTCTCTTTCCCATGTTCATCAGTCGTTCCTGATGTTTCTTCTCATGTCACTTGTTTCTTCCTATCAACTGATCCTGTCCATCAACTT